TTCTTTTCCTGTTGACCAGTTTTTTCTCTCTCCGGTTTTCCAATCTATATATTCTATTGTTTTTGAATCTATTCTAGTTATTAAATCCATCGTACCTTTTAATCTTAAATTACCAGTTACGGTTTCTCCATTCATTAAACGAAAATCATATTTAGCCCAAGGTTTATCAACCTCTATATCAAAATACTTTTCTGGCTCAACTATATTTCTTTTAAGAGGGGAAAACATTCCGTCATTAAATAATAAAGTATCCCACATCCATTTATCGCATTCCTTATAATCTTTTTCGGTCCATTCAAAAGAAGATTCTTTTAAACTGTAAAATTCAAAAGCTGATTTAATTGCTTTTTCTGGACATATTTGCAAAGTGTCAAACTCTAAACTTAATTCATCATCAGAAAAAGTTTTAGTTTTAGTTTGCAAACAAAGTTGTTTATTGGCTAATAGTTCTAAAGCTTTATGAACTATATTACCCTTAACAGCTTTTTTGTTTGAATCATCTTTAAATCCAAGACAATAAGTCAAAAAGTATTTATGCTGACACCATTCAAATGAGCCAGCTGAAGAAGACCTAAGATAAGTTATTATCATTTAAACCAACCTTTTTTGCTTAAAAATTTATTAAGCAATGCAAGTTCTTTTTCTACACTCAACTTTGAATTGTCTATAACTAAATCAAATTCATTGAATGTATCTAAGACTTTTTCTGAAGAATGGTTATCTTCTGATATTTCTCTTTTTAATCTAACTACTATGCCACCGTTTTGTTGAATAGATTTAACTTCGTTTTCAAATCTAACATCTGGTATAATAAAAAAATCTTTCTTAGATGAATTTATTTTATTAAATACAGATTGTATATGAACTTGATCTTTAATTTTTCTGCAAACTTCTGTTCCAAAAAATTGCAAAAATTCTCTAGCTGACATTTCGGAATCTTCTCTTGTAAAGAGATTTAATTCTTCTGGATAAATTCCACTTTTTTCTAGCTTAAAATACATATCTTTAGCAATAAATCCCGGCATATCAGACCATTTATATGCAGTTTTTTTGTTTTTATCCTCTTCTGATCCATAGATATTTTGTTTTTTTATGCTAAATAAATTACAACATGTTTCTTTTAAAGCAGAAGCAAAAGGAATAATTTCAACTTTTTTGCCCAAAACAAATTTACAATGATTATAAAAAGAATTAGCTAAAGTATCTTTTCCAGCACCTTTTTTGCCACTTATTCCAAGTATTTTACACATTACAAATATTCCTTAAATCTGATGTGGTAGATCCAGGGTCTTTGCCTTCATAAATAGGAATAGTAACATTAAAAAATCTACTGAGCAAAGACTTAATCTTTTGTTTAGCATTTATACCAGCTTCATCATTATCTAACAACAAGATAATCTTTGTTATATCACATGTTTCTAGGATAATTTGTTGAGAATCCGTTAAAGATATACCAAAGATAGCAACCGCATTTTCTATACCTTTTTCGTGCAAAGACCAAACATCTCCTGGCCCTTCGCATATAATAAGCGTTTTATTGAACTTAGCTGCGTTCAAAGCATTATGTAAGTTGTATAAATACCTTTCTTTTGCAAAACCACTGTTATTTGCCCATTTTGAATATATATATTTAGGATTTTTAGAATTGCATGAAGCCTGATGATATTGATTGCATTTATCGCATTTCTCGTAGTTTGATCTGCCGGTAAAACCGACAACATGTATTCCATCTCTATCTATTACAGGAACAATTGATCTATCTTTAAATATGCCATCATTATTCTTAGGAACACCTACTGAAAAATGTTCCAATGTTTCTTGTTTATATCCACGACTTAAAAAATATGGAGATGGAATTATCATACTTGAAATTACATTATGAAGATTCCAGCCTTTAAAATGCTTCTTTTTCTTTTCAAAAATTTTCATGTCATTACAAAACTTCTTTTTTTCAATATCGCTAAGCTCTGGAATATCTGATTCATTTATTTTTAAAATAGATTGGCAAAAATCATATGTTTTACCAAAACTGTATTTGATATCTTTTGCTTGGCCAGTCCAATTATTTTCTCTGTTAGATAAAACACCACGAATAAAACCAAATGGAGTTGGTTTAAAAACTTCTTCGCAATGATGTGTGTAACAACACCAATTACCTTTTAATGTGTTTCCATCTAAATACATACAAAATGCAGTAGGATTATCTCCGCCATGTATTGGACATGGACCAGAAATATAATTATTAATATTCTTATATTTAACATCAAACATTTCTAAAAAGACTTGAATATTTTCAAAAATCTTTTCAGATATGAAGTTAATCTTCGTCTGATCCAAAAAAGTCAATTGGTTCATTTCTTAATACCTCTTCAGAAACAGTAAATCCAGTATTTGTATTTCTCAAAGAATGGAAGTTGTTTCTTGTTGGGCCTTCTTTAATTCTGCCAAATTCATACTCAGCCAAAACATTAATATAATCGCCTTGCGATAATCCACTGCCATGCCTACTGACAATTGGTATGAGTTTTAAATTATACCTTTTGCCATTAACAGCAGCTTCTTCTTCGGCTAATTCTTCCTCAGATTTTCTTTTATATATAGAAAAATTACTACATAACCATAATATTCTGTCTGATCCAGAAGCTACATCGGTATCTTCTCTGTTTATACCATCACGATTTAATTGAGTAAAAGCTAAACATGGAACTCCATATTTTACACAGAAGTTATGCAAAGAAGTCATCAAAAATCCTAAAGCTTGATATTCAGCTATGTTTTTAGATATAGAATCATCGCTCATTAGTTTAATGTAATCAAAAATAACTAAACATGGTTTTGCTAATCCATTTTCATCTAAACCAACTTTTTGCATTATCCACCTTCTCATAATAGAAGATGTTTCTTCAAAAGGTTGTCCAGCTATTGATTTGTAAAAATAAGGAATAGACTTTAGCTTTTCTTTTGCTTGATGAATTCTGTTTTTAGATTCTGCTATTTGAGAATATTTACCACTTTCAATATCATTTATTTTAACTCCAGAGAGGCAAGCCAGCATTCTATGCCAATGATCTTTATTTGACATTTCTGTATCTAAAACTAAAACAGGAATATTTTTATCTGCAACATTTAAGGCAACTGCATCTCCAAAGAATGATTTTCCTGTCTTCATTCTAGCACCTATAACATTTACGCTTCCTGGCCTGAACCCACCTCCAATACATTGATCGTATATAGGAAAACCACTTGGTATACCTATTTGTGTAATTGGGTTATTTTCTAAGTGTTCAACATATTCATCTAATCCATCGCCAATAACTTTTGGCGTAGAATCTTCAGAGTTTGAAAGATTTAGCGTAAACTCAAATATTCTTTGTTCTGCTATTCCAAGTATTGAAGAAAGCGTTTCATCGCCAGTAACAGTTTGTAATTCTGTACTTGCAATATCTATTTCTTTTTTAAGATTATTAGCTATTTTTAGCTTAGCTAATTTAGAAGCTAATTTTCTTGTATTTTTTAATTCTACAGGAAGTATAGTAAGACTGTTTAAATACTTTTTTTCGTCTTTAGATTCAAAAAAATCTTTATAACCAAGTGAATTGGCTATAGATAAAAAAGTTGGAATATCTATTTTGCTATTTTCATCTTGATAATAATGTTTTAAGCATTTAAAAACTATTTTATTAGAGTCTATTAAAAAACATTCATCGTCAATGATATCGCAAGATTCAATATAGGCATCTTTGCCATGTTGAAAATAAGAAGATAAAACCGCCCTTTCAGCTGCTGGATCATGCATCATCTTGATATATTCCTTTTAAGACATTTAGCACATGTAAATGCGTATTGACCTTCGGCCAACCTTGATAAAGAATTAATTTCATCTTTATCTACAATTTCTTTTGCTCCACATTTACTGCAACTAGCATCTACAGTATTTGGAACAAATTCAGGTCTGTGCTGCTTTTTAATCTTCTTTGGTGTTTTGCTTATTAATTCTGGATGAATGCTTAAATCATCCACAAATTTATTAACAAAATCACTTCCAGAACTCTTATTCGACTCAACTTTAGTTTTCTTTACTGTTTTTTTCTTTACCGGTTTTTCCGAAACATTAGTTCCGATTAATGTTGATAACGCTTGTTCAACATATATAAAGTCTTGTTCTTGTATTGCCTTGTTAAGAAGATCGATTATTGTCATTTCTATTTCTCCTAGCTATTTGTAAACTGTTAAACATGTCTGCAACTTTATCAACTTTCATCGGCAGATATTCTACTCTATCAATAATATATTGTAATTTGGCCATTTGAAATTTTAATTTCTTGGCAAAATCATCTTGATCAGCTGCTATTGCAAGTCTTTCTTCTGTAGATAAATATCTAATTTCACCGACATATTTGCCTATGGTTTTAAAAAAACATTCTTTATAATAATTCAATAAAGCTTTTTTAGAACTGATTTCTTTTGTAAGTCTAAAAGAAAAATTGTGCAAAAGCAAAGCTGCTTCGCCACACTGCTCAGAAGACATAACCCTT